TATCTAAATCACCATCACATATACCTAAGGCAACCCTCATATACATATATTGTGGTCTCTCTACGATTCTTTCACCAATCCTTAATAAGTACGACCTTTCTAATGTTTTAAATCCGAAATAATCAAAATCAAAATCTTTTTCCAAAACAATTGCACTGTCAATAGCCACCCTATTCTTTAATACAAAATTATATAAATCATCAGAAATTAAAGACGATTCTGTATTAGTTCTAGGTTCTACAAAATTATATAATTCTTTTATGGATTGTGAAAATTTCTTAGGGGTTGTTTTATGTAAATTTGTTACAGCTAACCTCCCCGCTAATTTTGCGTAGTCGGGGTGGGTAGTTGTTAACGATGCCGCTGTCTCTGCAGCTAATTGATCTAATTCTGTTGAAGTTATTTCATCATATATTCCTTGTGTTACTTTAAGTGTAATAAACGTTGGGTCAATATAATTTAAATTTAAATCTGAACATAGTGATGATATTCTTCTAGTAATTTTATCATATCTCATTTCCTCTAATGAGCCGTCTCTTTTTTTAACTTTCATCTATTTGTTTTTTAAAAATCCATATCTCCGAACGCAGAATCAATATCCTCTTCGGTTTCGTTATTAACTCCCGCTTTTTGGTACTCAGCAACCCTCTTTTCGAAGAAATTTGTTTTACCTTGTAAAGCTATGTTTTGCATAAAATCAAATGGATTCTCAACATTAAAGTGTTTAGGTACACCTAAAGAGTCTAAAAGTCTATCTGTTACAAATTCTAAATATTGTGACATTAAATCTGAGTTCATACCAATTAATCTAACAGGTAACGCCTCTAAAATAAATTCTTTTTCAATCTCTAAGGCCGATAAAATTATCTCTTTAATTCTTTCGTTAGGTACTTTATTCTCGATATGTTCATTATGTAAATGACATGCAAAATCACAATGTAATCCTTCATCTCTTGAAATTAATTCGTTAGAGAATGTAAGACCCGGCATTAAACCACGTTTCTTTAACCAAAATATTGAACAGAAACTTCCTGAAAAGAAGATACCCTCAACCGCAGCAAACGCAATAAGTCTCTCCGCAAATGAATCCGATTCAATCCACTTTAACGCCCACTCCGCTTTCTTTTGTATAGCCGGTATTGTGTCAATAGCATTAAAAAGGTGGTTTTGTTCCTCCTTATCCTTAATGTATGTGTCAATTAAAAGAGAATATGTCTCACTATGTATATTTTCCATTGCAATTTGGAAACCATAGAAAAACTTTGCTTCGGTGTATTGTACTTCATTAACAAAATTCTCTGCCAAATTTTCGTTTACAATACCATCAGACGCCGCAAAAAACGCCAATACGTTCTTCACAAAATGTCTCTCATCATCATTTAGTTTATTAGACCAATCACTTATGTCTTGCATTAAATCGATTTCTTCGGCGGTCCAAAAGGATGCCTCCTGTTGTTTGTAAAACCTCCATATGTCGTCGTGTTTTATTGGGAATAGGACAAATCGTCCTGGATTTTCTTGTAAAATCTTTTCTGTCATTGTTTTAAATTTTAAGTATTAATTAAGATATTGAATTCTTTTGTTTATAAATCTCGGCAGCTCGGTTAGATCCTTCTACCTCTTTTCTCATTTTGTGACCTAATAAGGTTTCTTGTTCGGTGACGTCGATATCCATCATTTCATTGTCAAACTTACAGTTAATGAAGTTCACACCATCAGCACCAACTCTTGACTTAACTAACGTCATGTTTGCCGTTTTGTTTTCTTTCTGTTCAAGACTCTTCGCAATCGATAAAATTATATGTGCCGTCTGTGCTTTCTTAATAGAACCACCCATTTCGTCGATATTAACAATGTCAGAACTAATTGAGCTTCTGTTACCTTGTGAAGCCGTCCAAACCGCAACGTTAAGGTCCGACGATAGTGCGTCTAACTGTCTTACGACCGATCCCTCACCTTTCCATTCTTCATCATAACCACCTTTACGATCCGCAACTATACAGTCAATATAATCTATAACAACTAAGTCAACTTTAGGTCCTTCAGATTCTATTTTTAATATTTTTCTTCTGATGTCGGCAATAGTTGTTGAGTGGTTTAACATCTTCGCTAATTTTAAACTACCAAAGTTTTTACTTCCTGTAATTTCTCTAACTTTCGATAACGTAAACTCTTTATTCTCTGGTGTTAGTAACTGATTTTTTGATGAGAGTCCCGACCACACAGTATAATGTTTTTGTTTAATTTGTGAAGTACTATCCTCAAAGAAAATGTGAAGTACATTATGTCCCGTGTTACATGCGGTGTTCGCCATCTTACTTAATATGGTTGATTTACCGACACCTGTAGGTGCTAGTACCATACCTAACTCTCCACGACCAATACCACCTTCTAACAAATTATCTAACCCGTGTATACCTGTTGGTATTGGTATTCTTGGATCCACATCTAATGATATATCAATATTTTCTGTAATGTCAATAATATCATCATCAGTAGTTCCGACTTGTAATGAGGTGTTTATCATTTCTGTAATCTTATCGTAAGATTCAAAATCCCCTTTTTCGATAATCCTATCAACCTCTCTCAACGTTTTCTTTAGATCCTGTTGTTTACAAAATTTTAATGCCGTTTCTTTAACATACGTACTACCCACAGATGGTTCCTTAGATTCCTCAATAACTCTTAAAGTGTCAGAATGTAATTTACCCGCCAATGGATTTGACGCAGTCTCTGTCATTATTTTTTGTTTTAATGTTACATATGTCGGTATTAATTTATAATGTTCTGTTAACTCCTTTATGTGTGTTACAATATATTTAAATGAATTGTTTTCAAAGTACTTACTATCCAAAACTTCTAATATTTGTAAACCGTATTTTTTGTCTTCTAATATCGATTTTATTAGTGTTTGTTGGAAAGATTGTCCTAAGTGTTCAAATGTCATCTCATTCATAATATTTTATTTTTTTATAAATTGTAATTTAAATAAGTTAATGTTAAATCCTCAGAAGAACATGTCTCACTAAGGTCCCCTAATACCCTTCTAAGGATAGGTCTTATATCTACAGAATATCTTACCTTCGGGTGGTAACCGTTCGCAGTAAATACTCTTGAAATAAATACATCGTCATTGTGCTTAATTTCCAATTGGAAGTATTCTAATTCGTCTGGACCATTATCAGTCTCAGGGTCAAAAACGGGAAAATAATGTTGATTTTCGTGTAGATACTCCAAAGTTTTTTCTTTCAAATTAAGGTCAATTTCTTCACAAATATTTTTTACATTTTCGTAAAGTTCTATACTTTTTTTAACATCTGGATTATAATTTCTTACATTAAAGAACCTTTGACAGATAATATTACCACTTAGGGTTAAGACAAACTCTAATTTTGTTGTTTCGTTGTTACTCATTTGTTTTAATTTTTATTATTCTTTTATTTTTTTCTTTACGAGTTAATCGTAAAAAGGGATTTAGGAATTTTACCCACGCATCGTCTGATTTTGGTAATACAGTAAACATACCATCTTCCATCATCATTTTCATTGTGTTTTTATAAGACCTTCCTTCAGGATCTAAATTTTCGTGTATAAGTTCTGAGATACTATCTCTTGCACCGTCGGTTAGTAGTGGTACATCTAAACTAACTATTTTTTCATTTAAAGTAAAGAATTCCTCACCAAAGACACCATATTTAGTAACCCCTGTTAAAAGGTTATTAATAGTATTATTGTTTTTGTTCTCTTCAAATAATTGATTCCCTTTGGAAATAACAGTTTTAAGATCTGTCGGCGTGTCTCTTAGTTCAGGGAAAAGAGTTAATAATCTCTTTATACCGACATTTTTAATTCCCGCAATATTATCGGACCTGTCACCACATATAATTTTAACGATTTTAACGTTCTGTATGTGTATTTCTTGGTGTTCGTATAGTATTATATCATTTTGACCGTAAAGTTTCCTGTGTGAAGGGTTATATACCTTAGTGGTGTCAGAAACTAACTGTGCT